GCAACCTTGCTTGTATGGGATAAGCCGAACCCTATACCATTGGGCAATGGTTGCTACATCAACAACCTTGAATTTATAGTATATGTGCGCTCCAAGGGCGCAACTTACAACAATCTTGGTTATGAACTGCAAATGAAAACATTTCACGACCAACCGCCACAGGCAAAGAATAGGTTACACGAAACGGAAAAGCCAATCACTCTGTTGCGGCACCTGTTGATGTTGCACTCCAACGAGGGTGATGTGGTGTTTGATGCGTATGCTGGCAGTTTCTCAACAGCCATTGCGTGTTACATGGAGAAACGCAAGTTTATTGGCTGTGAGATATTGCCCAAATACTTTGAAAAGGCAATGAAACGGCTTAAATGGGAACAACGGCAACAGTATTTATTCTAATAAAAACAATCATAATATGGAAGTGAACGCAACAAAGCGCACAGACCTGTTTCTGATAGACCCAAGAAACATTGTGGTTATGGAGGGTTTCAACGTGCGTAGAGATTTTGATTTGGAAGAACTGAAAGAACAGATAAAGGCAAATGGAGTGCTTAACCCCGTAACAGTAATCCCCTACAAAGAGGATGGCGTGGAGAAATACAAGTTGGTGGATGGCGAAAGAAGATACCGTGCTACCATGCTTGCAATATCGGAGGGTGCAAACATTCCATTCATAAAGGCTTTGAAAGCACCCAAGGGAGCGACAACCGAACAGCTCTACATTGAGCAGATGATGCGCAACGAAGGCAAGCGTTTCTCCGAATTGGAGTGTGCCATAATGTTTAGACGGTTCAAAGAAGAATTTGGCTACTCGCAAGTGGAGATAGCCGAGAAATTCAAGAAGTCGCCCGCATTTATCAGCAAGTGCCTCTCGCTGTTGGACTTGCCCCAATACTTGCAAGACAAGATAACCACTGGCGAATTGTCGGCAATGGCGGCAAGAGAGATAAGCAACAGCTATACACATGAGAGCGACCAAGTTAGGGCAGCAAAGACAGCCGTAAGAACTGCAAAAGCCAATGGGCGTGCTACGGCTACCAACAAGGAAGTGCAAAGCTCCCTCAAGGAGGCAAAGCAAGCAAGAGCCATTGCGGATGCGTTGCGCAGCATTTGGGCGTATCTGGACGGCAAGAAAGATGTTGATGTTGATAAGCTCATTACGTTGCTTGACAGCACCAATAGCTTACATTCAGCAATGAAAGAATACAAAAAGACAAAGTAGCATGAAGAAAGACCAAAGAAAGCCTGTCCGTTTACCTCGTAAACTCAAAAAGGACATTATCAAAGTGTCTGGTCGTGAAAGTTATTACAGGGTTGTGCGTTTTATGATATACAAGTATATAAAAACAGGCAATCAGTATCTTAAAATCAAGAAAAGCAATGGCTAAGGTATATATAGGAATTGACACAGGGACACATACAGGTGTAGCAGTGTGGAATGGAAAGCAGTTTGCAATGCTTGAAACAATGCCTATCCACAAAGCTATGGAAATTGTGAGCACCTATGTACAAACAGCAAAACTTGGTGGTGGTGAAGTTGTCGTGCGTGTCGAAGACCCAAGACAAAGAACTTGGTTCGGGACAGAGAGAATGAGTCGTGAGCAAGAGCGAAAGAAACTGCAAGGTGTCGGCTCTGTTAAACGTGATGCAAGTATATGGGATGATTTTCTTTCAGACCTGTGCAAAACCAAGGCTAACATTAGCTACGAAATGGTTGCTCCAAAGCGCAATGTAACCAAGCTGACGAGCGAGAGTTTCAAGGCAATAACAAAGTGGCAAGGGCGCACGAATGAACATAACCGTGACGCAGCAATGCTTGTCTTTGGTATGTAGGCAAATTTTTCGTTAAATGTGTGTTTGTTAGACACAAATTTAGTATCTTTGCAAAGGGTATTTACCAAGTAAACTTACAACGATATGACAACGATATATCTTAGCATAGCAACGGCTTTAATCGTTCTGGCTGTCCTGTATTTGGGCGGTTGGGAATGGATAGGCTCTAAGGCGGTTCTTTTGCTGCCGAAAGCGCAACTCCAAGTTGGCGATAGGGCGGTTATTTTCCTTAATGGAAGATACAACCGCACGGCTACAATCGCAAAGGTCGGAGTTGAGTATCTGTATATCTACGATGGCAAGGTTAAGCTGCCACTTGATTACAGAGGTCGTTTCTATGGTTATGGCATTGACACTAACGATGGCAGTAGGCTTGTGTTCCTCAAATACAGAAAGCACTACCGCCTTGTGCGTCTGGCTGAATACATACGCAAATGTTTTCGTGTGATTGAGGATGAGGGCAACCTCATTCCCGATTGCACGGATAATGCAACCGACAAAGAAGAAAGCGAGGTGAGTGATGAAATGTGAGGCTATGAAGTTCCGCAAGGTGTCGGAGTTGCACCCATTTCCCGAAAACCCCCGTACTATCAACAAGGCTGATTTGGATAGGCTTGTTGATTCTATCCGCATCAACGGATTTTGGGAACACAGACCGCTTGCAATTATAGAGCGTGACGGCAAGTTTATTGTCCTGTGTGGAAATCAGAGGCTGAAAGCTGCCAAGAAATGCAAGTTGGCAGAAGTTCCAACCGTGCTTTACCAAGATGTCACAGACGATGAAGAAAAAGACCTCATTCTTCGGGATAACATCAACAATGGAGAATGGGACTACAACGCCTTACAAGTGGAAACAACCTTTGCTGATGTGAACTTTGATTTTATAGGTTTGGATATTCCAAGTGAAGATGAAGAGCCAAAGAAAGGCAAGGGCAAGAAAACTGCAAAGGTGGTAGAACAGGCAGACGAAAGCGAGGATAGCACCGACACGGAATATGAAGAAAGCGATACTGACGATGAAGAAAATGAAAAGGAGGCTTTCTATCGCTCAATGTACAAGGATGTACTATATGAGAGCGACAACGAAATGGAGATACCTAACCTGTTGCTTGAAATGCAAGCTGGCAAGGTTGAGCTTCCACTTAGTCCGTGGGGAGCAAACAGCCGACTACGCAAAGATGTAGCGACTTATCATTTCTATGTAGATGATTACCGCTTTGAGGCTTTGTTCAAAGACCCCATAAAGATACTCACAAGCGGATGCAAGGCTGTGGTAGAGCCGAATTGTAGTTGTCACGACCAAACCCCTATCGCATGGGGTATTCAGCTTATCTACAAGAAGCGATGGCTTTCTCGCTATTTCCAAGAGTGCGGCATAAAGGTGTATGCAGACCTCAACGTTAGCCACAAGTTCATCAAGTACAACAAAATGGGCATACCGAAAGGGTACAACGCTTTCTTTACCCGTGGCTTGGATGGCTGGATGGAAAGTTTGAAATCCGACCTACAAGTGGCACAGGAAATAAGCGGATTGGAACGCCCTAACTTGGTAGTCTATGGTGGCGGTGAGGAAATCCAAGACTTCTGTCGAAAGCACGGGTTGCTCTACATTACCGATTTTATCAACGCTAAAAAGAAGTAAGCTATGGGTAGGAACGCAAACGGATTACTGAAAAGCAATGCTGACAACGGAGAACTGACCGTTGGACAACTTGGACTGCATCCCAAGGCATTAAAGGCATTTGGTGGAGAAAAGGCTATTGGTGGTTGGGTTAAAGAATACAATAGCACAATAAAGCGTACACTTAACGATTTTCATTCTCAATTATCAAGTGTTACAGGCAAGTCCACAAAGGAAATTTCAGCATTAAAACGTATAGTTGAACATTTCAAAGTGAATAAAATGCAAGGCACTAAAAAGGAGTTTGTGGATTATGTTAGACGGTCGGCAAACGCTGTTGTACTTGGACGGTACAAGGAAAACTTGCTGAATAATGGTGGACTTGCATCTGATATTGTAGAAAGTTATGCGGTACAACGTGCCAAGCGTATGCTTGTACCTCAAATAATAAAACACTTAAAAGGAATATAACAATGGGTAGAAATTCGGGCGGCTCAAACAACTACGCAAAGGGTAGCAGCACCCCAATAGCCGTAAATTCAAATGGTCGCAAGCTGACACAGAAACAGGTCGGTAAAATGCTAACAACCGCCACAAGCACGGGCGGTATGAAAAATCGTGATATGGAAAAGCAAATCAACCGTGCCATTTCTCGCTATGAGAAAGTGATGGGTGTAAGGGAACGCCATGTGCGCCTTGCTGACATTGATGGAGCGTATGGTGTAACTTATATTGGTGCGAATGGTTCACAGGGTATCTATCTTAGCCGAAAGCACTTTGATACATCCAAGCGCAAGTTTGAAGCGGCTTACAAAAAGTCCAACTACGACAATGGATTTAAGAACGTAACCAACCGTGCAGCACAGCACACCGTTACCCACGAACTTGCACACGCCACTTGGACGAGTTCCTACACATCCGCAAAGCACAAAGCTGCTGGCAAAGAAATATCCTCACTATATCAGAAGTGGAGCAAGGATAAGAAGAAAAAGGGTTATGGCACTTATGGAAAAACCAATGTGGATGAGTTTTGGGCAGAAGTCGTAACTAAGGGTATTCACGGAAAATCAGACAAATACACAAAAAAGGCTATCGGAATAGCCAAGAAATACAAGCTATAATATAATTTTGCATACAACAACTTAATAAATAAAGAACAATGGAAACAAAGATTGAACTTACACCGTTAGAGCTTGCAATGCTCAAACGTGATTTGGCTGGCGAGTTTTTCCCACCAGAGCAGACAGACGAAGAAAACAAGGCACTTGCAAGTGTCATAGAAAAGGCTGACAATCTCATGGAAGAGTTGGACGCATACGATGAACTGGGTAATAGCCTTATGCAATGGTTCTATAACAAGTACCAAGTACAGGAAGAAAAGGCATAAATCCGATTTACCAAGTGAAGAAGTCGGGCGGTGTTTTTCGCTGTCCGATTTTTTGCAGTTATTAAGTGTGTTTGTCAAACACTATATAAAAAGAAATCAACGAATTTACAACGAATGGCACTATTTGAGAAAGGAAATAAAAAAGGCAACCGCTTTACATCCGAGAACCAACCCAAGAAAAGGGGTCGGGGTAATCTTTCCGTGCTTAAATACATTCAGACCACAACAGGCAAAAAGGTAAATCCGCAAAGCAGTAAAGAAGAAATACTCAAAGTTATACAGCACCTTTACGAGAGTTCAACGGCAGAACTTGAACCATTGCTGAAAGACCCCGAAAATCCGAGCAAGCCAAACAAGGACACGCCCATTTGGGTATTGAACATCATTTCGGCAATAAATTCAGATATTCGGTACGGACGCACATCAACGGTTGAAATGCTCTTTGACCGTGTATTTGGCAAGGCTACCGAAAATATAGCGGGCGATATAAACGCCAATATATCTAACAACTTGGATTTGTCGGCTCTGTCCGATGATGAACTGTTACAATACAATACGCTGCTTGATAAGATAAGGAACGGCAAAAAGGATGGCAAGGAACAATAAAGACATATCAGTGCCTATGGCTCTTGCAGTCAAGACAGAGCTTTTCCACCGTGGGCGTTTCGATTTTATAACGTGCCGTGATGGAAAGAACCACGACAAGCAACAGCAAGCCTTAACCATACTTACAGACAATGAACACGTTGAAATTCTGTATGGTGGTGCTGCTGGCGGTGCAAAGTCGTGGACGGGTGCTGCGTGGCTTTTATTCATGTGTCTTGCCTATCCGGGTACAAAGTGGTTTATCGGTCGTGCCGAGTTGAAACGTATCACACAATCCACGTTCATAACATTCAAGCGTGTATGTACTATGTACGGTGTGCCAGATGAGCTTTGGAGTTTCAACGGGCAATTGAACTTTATACAGTTCTACAACGGCTCACGCATTGATTTTCTTGATTTGCAATACAAGCCGTCTGACCCACTTTATGAACGCTACGGCTCAACTGAGTTTACAGGCGGTTGGATTGAGGAGGGCGGTGAGGTGAACTTTGGAGCATACGACACGCTTAAAACTCGTATCGGTCGCTGTCTGAATGAGGAATACGGATTGAAACGAAAGCTATTCATTACCTGTAACCCCAAGAAGAATTGGATGTACGATATATTCTACAAGCCATACAAGGCAAACCAATTGGCGGAATACCGCTACTACATTGCTTGCTTGGTACAGGAAAACCCATTCATAGACCCAGACTATATAGAGGGACTGAAAACCACATCTGATAAAGTGAAGTTTGCCCGTCTATTTCTTGGTGATTGGGAGTATGACGATAACCCCAACGCCCTTTGCTCACACGATGATATATGCGCAATCTTCGGTAACAAGTTAGCCATACGGACAGGCAAGCATTACATAACGGGCGATATTGCCCGATTTGGTGCTGACCATGCACGTTTGGCAGTATGGGATGGGTATTTCATCATTGATAAGGTTTGCTTTGCCATAAGCAAGACAACGGACATACAAACGTGGATAACCACAAAGCAAAGGAAGTACCGCATACCAAACCACAGGGTGATTGTTGATGAAGATGGTGTTGGCGGTGGTGTCGTGGATAATTGCGATTGCAACGGCTTTGTGAATAACTCCACGGCATTGCAAGGCGAGAACTACCAAAACTTACAGACACAATGCGGATATAAACTTGCCGAACACATCAACGCCCATGAGGTAGGCATTGATGAAGATTTGGTAAGCCAAGTTGAAAGGGAACAGATAATAAGAGAGCTTGAACAACTGCAAACGTGGAAAGCGGACAGTGACGGCAAGCTGAAGCTAAAGCCAAAGGAAGAAATAAAGATTGAAATCGGTTGTTCCCCCGACTGGCGAGATATGCTTTTGATGCGCTGTTGGTTTGATTACAATGAGGTGGATATACCAGATAACATTGAACGCATTTTAGGTTTAACTTAACAATATAGACAATGGGCATTATTCAGACTATCACAAACGAGTTGAAAGCTGCTATCGGCTATCAGCAGAGTTTCGATGAACTGCTTACGGCTGGCGATGTCACAAGGGCGGTGGCTATGCTTGACAGCCGTTCTGAGGCGGCGTGTAGAAATCTGTTGGAGTATGAGGTAAGCAGCCACAAGGTAATGGAGCGCAAGGACAGAGCCGTATTTGACAAAAAGGGCAATTTCCTACGCTGGAGCAAGCGCAACAAAATCCCTATCCCCTATCAGAAATACATCAACGAGATTAGCCTCGTGTTCCTGTATGGCAGACCTGTGAAGTGGTCGCAGTTGTCGGAAAACACCGACTACGCATTTGACAGCTTTAACAAGTTGATGCACGATGTGCGCTTTGACAGTGCCATAAGGGAAGCCAAACGAGCTGCGGGTGCAGAGGGTTGCGCTGCCGTGCTCTATCATGTGTACCGTGACGAAAATAACAATCCACGGCTTTTGCTGAATGTGTTGAGCAAGAGAAACAACGATGATATTTACACGCTCAAAGACCAATACGGACGGCTCAAAGCCTTTGCATGGGGTTACTACCTTACAGAGCAAGGCAATCGCACAATACACCACATAGATGTCTATACGGCTGATACAATCTACCTGTGCAAGCGTGGCTCTGTCGGTTGGGAAGTGCAGAGAATGGCAAACCCTATCGGCAAAATCCCTGTGTTGGTGTTTGAGCAAGAAACAGAGCACGCAGATGTGCAACCGATGATTGAGCGTGAGGAAACGATGGAAAGTGTGGATGCCGATGTAAACGACCGCTTCGCCAATCCCGCTATGGTTGCAACCGCTGAAATACTTAACTCGCTGCCAAAGTCGGAGGAAGAGGCAAAGCTCTTTATCCTCAAAAATGGCGGTGATGTGCGTTACCTTACATGGGACCAGGCAAGCGAGAGCAAGAAAAACCAATTTGAGCGGTTGGATAAGCATATTCTTTCCAAGTCGTTCACTCCAAACATTGACTTTGACAACATGAAAAGCCTTGGCAACCTGTCGGCAAAGGCAATCCGCAAGGTGATGTTGCTTGCAGTCATTAAGGCAGAACGACACAAGGAACGACACGATGAATACATGAGCCGTCACGCATCATTGATGAAAGCCATATTGGGCAACGTGCTTGACTACCGCCACAAGGCAGAGTATGAAGCCTTGGAGTTGGGGCATGAGTTTCAAGAGCCTTTCGGTGATGATGTGAGTGAAATGCTTGCCGACCTTTCCAAGCAGTACAACGATGGGGCATTGAGCCTTGAAAGCTATGTTGAAAAGTCGTATCTCGTTAAGGACAGCAAGGCAGAGATGGAACGTATCAAGACAGAGCAAGCCGAAAGACTTGCACAGCAAATGGAGTTAAACAAAATGGATGTATTTGGGGAGGCTGAATGATGGAAGTAAAGACAAAATACAACATAGGCGATGAAGTGTGGACTATGCTAAACAATAGACCACATTGTTTCCGTATCGCTGAAATTGAAGTGTTCCAAAATTCATTGCGTACATTCGTGCGTAACGTGGAGCAGACAAATACTTGCACAAGGAACAATCCGCAACGCCTATATTTCTTGGATAGCAATTGTTTCAGCACGAAAGAAGAACTGATTAAAAATTTATTCAATGGCTAAGAAAGCGAAATCGCCCAAGGAATTAGGGTTGTCGTGCAAGGATTGCAAACACTCATACGACCCACACAGCAAGGCACTTGACGGACACATGATTTTGTGCCGTTGCGAGTTCTTCCAATACTCCAAGTTTCTTAAAAGGGATATTTGCGACAAATTCAGCAAGAAGTAAAGACCAATGGCAAAGATAGACTATAAGAAAGCGCAAGCCGAGTTGTTCAAGCGCACAGAGGGGTATGCTGCCAACGTGAGGGCGGTGTACCGTGATGTGATGATGAAGATTATTAACTTGGTGAAGAATACAGAGCTGGAGGATGGCAAGCCATTCTCTTTTGCTGATTATGGGTATAGCGAGCAAGTTACGCCCATGTTGCGCAATATGTATAGCCGTATCTATCAGACCATACGCAAAGGGGTAGAAAAGGAATGGCTCAAATCCAACGAGCACACAGACGAACTTGTTAAGGCGGTGTTTGGTGAGCAATCCATAGAAAACCCATTCTTTGCCAAATACTTTCAGCACAACCAAGAAGCCATGAACGCCTTTTTTTCAAGAAAGACAGGCGCAAGTGGCTTGAACCTGTCACAAAGGGTTTGGAGATACACGGGAGCCTACAAGAAAGAGTTGGAGAATACGCTTGATTTGGCTATCGGTGAGGGTACGGCTGCAAACCATATGGCAACGACCATTCAAAAGTATTTGAATGACCCCGATAGATGGTACAGGCGTTTCCGTGTTAAGGTTGGAGAGAATGAGGATGGCACGCCTATATATGGGCGTAAATGGAAACGTAGGGTGTACGATAAGGAAAGCCAGTCTTACAAGTGGATTGATGACGACCCGAAAGATTATCACCCCGGACGAGGCGTTTACCGTTCCTCATACCGAAACGCCCAACGGCTTGCAAGGACTGAAACCAACATTGCGTACAGAACGGCTGAATATGACCGTTGGCAAGGTATGCACTTTATTGTTGGCATTGAAATCAAGTTGAGCAATAATCACCCAGTCCCCGACATTTGCGATGATTTGAAAGGCGTATATCCAAAGACATTCAAGTGGACGGGATGGCATCCGAATTGCCGTTGCTACCAAGTGCCTGTGCTTGCCTCTCATGGCGAGCTTGAAAAGATGTTAGACAATATCCTTGATGGAAGAAGTCCTAACAGCGTGAAGTGTGCCGATGAAGTAACAGACATTCCCAAGCCGTTTGTCAGTTGGGCGAGGGACAATGGGGAGCGTATGGCAAAGGCTAAGAGTGTTGGCACGCTGCCTTATTTCTACAAGGACAATGAGCAACGAATAACGGATGCACTCAATGGCAAGCGACCTGTAAAGAAACCGCTATCACAGGCGACCAAGGACAGGCGTAAGGCTATCCGACAACTTGCAGTTGAAACATTGGTCGGGAAACAAATTGCCTTATCTCAAATTGGAAGTGCTGCCACCATTTCAAACCGTGGTGTTAAGGAATGGCTTAACCAACCATTCACAGATATAGATGCAAAGAACGAGGCTTTGTTGGACTTGCAAAGTTTGTTGGGTAATGCCGTGTATCGTGGAAGTGGCATTGATGAACACATGGCTACGGCAACAATGCACTTGTTTGAAACAGAAATAGGGGGTTGCAAGTGCTGGGTTATAGTAAGGCAATTCCATGATGGAACGTGTCTTATCTGGAGCGTATCAGACAACGCCTCTATATTGGATATGATACAATAAAAAAAGCAAAGCTCACCATTGGTATTGTTTTCGTGGAACTACAATCCACGCTGATTCCCAATTTTGAGCCTTGCTTTACTATTGCAAAGGTACAACAAATATCCGAAAGAAAAACATTTGTTGTGTTAATTATCATTGCCTTTCTTTCCTCTGTTAGTCTGTTTTGAGTGGAGCACGCCAAGCCTTATTGTTGCAGTCTTTGTTGTGTACTTGCCATTCTTTGACAGCACATTCCACAAAGTTGTGTGGGCAATGCCGACAACATCAACTGGCAGAATGTCGTATATTGCTGCTATGCTGCCAAAATACCAATGGTGCTTGTCCTTGTATGGTTCTTTCAGTTCAACGTGAATAACCTTCCTTTGCTGTTTCATGTCGCTTTCTTGTTTTTGGATGCAAAGGTACTCATTTTGAACTAAAAAGCGATACGGAAAGGCTTGCCCTTTAATGTCGGACGCTTTGAAAGAACGAGTTTCACAAGTTCGTCAATCTCTATTGGAAACAATGGGCAATACTTGTATCTAAGCGTACAGACAAAACGCCCATTGAGCATTACATCAAAGATTAGTGTTTTCATTCTTCTTTCTTTTGATAGTCCAAGCATCCCTCTTGCATTGTCGGCATGATACGAAAGCCGTTGTTTTCCGCATCCTCTACAAGTTCTTCTGACGCATGGAACGAGTTAAACATTTGGGCATTGTATTTCAAACAGGTGTTTATTTGAATGTCCTTTTGGTATTGGTATTCGTGACCTGTCATAGGGTGCATCCCCTCCCTTGTTATGGTTGTGAATTTGTCCGTGTGCTGATACCACTTACAAGAATAGCAAGCAGCAAGATTATTGGGTGATTTGCCACAGAACTTTTCCTCATGTGCTGCGCAACCTTTTTCTGTAAGTAATACCTTGCCACAGAAAGAACAACGGAATGCAGTTACTTTCTTCACCATTCGCCTCCTTTCGGTAGAATGTCGTACAAATCAAGCCACTTATCAACCGTGCCTGTATCTTTGTCATGCCAAACTTCATTTGCAAAATGGATAAACTCAACACACCCTTGCTTTGTCCGTACAAGGTAAGTGTCGTATCGTGTCGGCTTTTCACTTGCATCATGCCACAAGTTGATTTTGAACCATTCAACACCATGCTTGAAAGCGTTGGCATAATCCCGCTTTTCATTCCAAGTCTGGTTTTTGTGAGTGTGCATAAAAGCAGCCGCTGCTATTCTCTTTTCGTCAATCATTTGTTTTCTCCTTTCAATAAGTTTTTGTTATCATAGATGTTGCCTATCACTTCAATATCTCTGAATGGTGTAAGGTTGGCAAGTCCTGTCTTTGTCTGGATGCAACGTGCCAAGAAAGCTGTGTGTTCCTTACTCCACTCCACTATATAGGTGTATTTCTTGTTTCCATCCAACCGCACCACATCGCCCTCGTACACTTCCGCTTTGAATATGTCGTGCAATCCTGTGGACTGACATATAAAGCGCACTTCAACAGCCTTTGCTTCATACACGCCATTACCCATGAATTTAGGGGTTGGGTCGGCAAATATGAATGTGTTGCCACATACAGCGAAACAACCGCCACCATACACCCAGTTTGTAGGTATATTTCCCTTGCCTGTGGCTTTGCCACGAAATTTGATTGTCCTTTGCATAGTTCTAACCTTTCAGTCTGTTTAAGAAAGATACATAATACTTATGGTTGATGTACTCGTACTTAAATTCAAGCATATCATCATCTGTATTGTCGCCCATGTCGTTAATTACCAACGTGGGGAAATCGTAACTGTTGGAGTAACCTTTATCATAGAAATGCTTGTTTAAGTCAGCTTGTGATAAGAATTGCGCATCACAGAAAAAGAAATCAAGGCTTGCTCTGATATGGTCGTTGAGCCATTCTTGGTTTGTCTGTGGGTCTATATTCACAAGCTCATAAAAGAGCTTTGCCTTTGCAGCCATTACCGCATTGGCTCGCTTTATTTCTTCGTCAATCTGCCTTTCCAACAACTTGCTTGAGGCGAGTGCTGCGCTACTCCGAGTTTTAAAGTATTCACGTTGTGCGGCTCGCATTTGGCTAACCTTGTGAAAGAATGTTTTGCTATCCATTATCATGCTTTTTAAGTTCATTAATAAGTGCATTGGCATATCGAAAAGCCGTTCTTGCGCTGCCCTCCAAACTCTGATACTCAAAACCCATTGCATGATTAGCGCATCTACTTTCATTGCCATCGTCCATGTAGATAGCGCAAAGCATATCCTTTGCTATCTCGTATCTGCGCTGCTCCCAATCAATGAACTTTGTGCTGTTACTGGCTGTTACTTGACTTGTGGCTTTGCGCCTTTCTCTTGTGAGCTTTGCCACACACTCCTTGCAAAGTCCTTTGTAGGACTTGGAGAAATCGGACACGGGCAAAGTCCGTCCGCATAATTTACACGTTTTTGTTTCCATCCTGTATTTCATTTATGATTCTTTCTAAGGCACTTATTCTCATTTTGTACTGTTTGATACGCTCTCGCATGACAAACTTTCTGTCATAGTCACCAACAAAATAGTTATCTTCAAATAATGTTGGGATGTATAGCTTATCCCCACTTTGACACACAGAGTTTAATGCAAGAATATATTTAGGATTATGTGGGTGTATCATAAGAAACTCCCACACATACACATCGCCATGTTTAATAAGCGTTATTGTGCATCCGTCTGTAAGCTGTGATAAGTCTTTCAATCTTTTCATAAACATTACATTTCAATTGTTCCTATCTCTTTCATACCACGCACAAGCACGACACTGTATATTGTTTCACCAAGTGAATTGTCTTTCACTGGCTCAATGTCGCTGTCTGTTACAGGCTTGCCATTGCGTAATATCTGCCCCCATAACCGACTTGTGGGGCAATCTGGCTTGTTGTCGGTTTGTGAGGGCAAGTTGGTGAAAAAATCCTGTATTGCCTCTTTCATGGCATTGTACACCATACCCTCTGTAAGTGTGATTGTAGTTGTTAGTTCCATATCTTAATCTGTTAAGTGATAAAAGTAATCTGCTTGTTCGCCTTTCAAGTTCTCCAATGCGTAGTCATTGGCTTTGTTCCAAAGCTCATTGTAAAGCGAGGCTACCTCGTTTTGTTCTTCTGTGCCTTTCTCTACATAGTGGTGAAATATCTTGTGGTTGAGCACAAGCACAAGTTCCGTGAGGTACTTGTAACCTCCTTTCCCATCACCAAGAATAATGAAGTAATCAACAATAGTGTTCCAACGACCACGAAACACGCCCGAAGCCTTGACAGGGGCAATAAAGCTGTCATTTGTGGATTCGCTCACCAAAGCACTACTGTACTTGCAAATTTCCTCACCTGTGTATCTGTTGATAATTGTAATCATGTCGTATGTCGTTTTGTTTGCCCCACTGGTTAGGTGGGGCGTTACCTTTATTATGCTATCTCCAAGTAATTCAGTCCGTATGTATCTGAACACTCTACAAACTTGCCGAAACGGTCTTTGTTGATTGCTATGCCCTTTAACCATTGCATCACTTGATAAGAACCACATTTGAGAGTTTTTGCTATCGCCCAAGTTGTTTTGTCAAGTGCCATGTGCAAATCGTTCTCTTTCTGTGCCTTTGCTCCAAAGTAAACAAGCATTGCACGGATTGCATCACGTTTTGCCTTTGCCCATGAGCCGTAAAGAAGTGTCATTTGTATTTCTTCGCAAATGTCGGTGCGCTCCTTATTGATAGCCTCGGCTATGTCGGTCAGATACTCGCTTTCATCCTCTGTGAGATTGAATTTCTTAATGTCCTTTGCGTATATTGCTTTCATAATCGTTTTGTTTTTACCTGTTATTATCTGTGTTTCTTAAACACATTGCAAAGATAGTGTGTTTTATTAAATACGCCAAATGTTTTGCAAGAAATTTTGCAGAAAAATTTACCAAGTGAATAATTTACCCCCAAAATAACCAAATTTACCAAGTAAAATTTATCTGTGTTATGTGAACACATTATTAAATAAAATGCTTACCTTTGCAAATGTAGTATGTAAACAACCCCAACCAAGGGGTATAAATCCATAAAAATTATGAACAAAGAACTTTTTGCAAAGGTCAAAGACAAGTGCAAAAACACGGGACTTTCGGAGAAGTATCTGACAGCGATAACCGAGGCTATGGGTGGCAGCGTGTCAGACGATTCTACCGACAACGAAGCGATTGAGAGCACCGCAAACCTTATCCTTTCGGTTGCTACGGCAAGCCAGAGTGAGGCTACAAGGTGGGCGAACAAGGCAAAGGGAACACCGAAACCAAAGACCAATCCCAAGAGTAATGAGGAAGAGGGCAACACCTCGGAGGAAAACAACCATGAGGGGACTGACGGCAAAGGTGGCGGTGGCAGTTCGGAAGAAAACGAGGCTATCAAGAAACTGCAACAGCAGATTGACGAGCTGAAAGCGGAAAAGAGCCACAGCGAGCGCACGGCTACAATCAATGCCGCTTTTGAAAAGCACGGCATCCCCTCGTTTCTGCGTGAAAGGCTTGCCAAGTCCATATCTGACGATGAAGATGTGGAGGAGGCGGTTAAGGCACTCAAACAGGACTGTATAACCAACGGACTTGTGTCTAACCAAGCAGAGGGTGCAAAGGCAGCAAGCGAAAAGCAAGTTGATGAAGCCGCTGACGCATTGCTGGAGTCTATAACCGCAAAATAAAAAGACAATGAAACGCAAGACAGCTTCATTTACGGGTATGCGCCCTATCTTTACAGGTAGCCCGTCTATCGTACAGGGTGGCTTTAATCTTGATGTGGACGGTCAGAAATTCCGTGTGGGCGATGTGATACCCGCTGGAACTCTCGCCATTCGGGATGAAACCACAAGAAAGGTGCAAGTAATCAAGACTGCAAAAGTCGTGGAGGTGGACAGCGAGAACGCAAAGAAAGTGACACTCTACATTGATGAGTTTTTCGCTCCGTGTTTCGCTGTCGGTGATAGCGTGTTAAAGGCAGTTGCCGTTACAGGCACATTCGCCTCCGCTCCAACTATCACAACCATTGACAACGGCAACTGCCTTAACAACACAGGAAACGTGTATATCATTACGCTTAGTGCCGCTATTAGCGGTCTGAAAGCTGGCGATGTACTTGTTGAGGTTGTAAAGGACGGTTCAAGCAATGCCGTAGAACGTGGCAAGGCTAACTCGGTTACATTCCGTGACTATGAGGTTAGCGAGTTTGAAACAGCCGTTGATGTGTCGGCAGACACAATGCAATACGCATTGTATGAAAGGCGTGTACCGCCAATCCCCGCATCACAGAAAGACAGCACGGGAATGTTCCTGTCTGCCAATCCTCACGTTAAGCTCACGCAGTCATACTAATCGTTAATTCACTAAAAAGGTAAAAGTACAATGAAATCCATTTTTACAACATTCACTGGCTTGCACAAGAACGGTGCGCCACTGGATTTATTGGCAACATGGAGAAAGACCTTTGACAAAGCCTCTGAAAAGGAAGTATCGCTTTTTCAGAAGATGTACTCCGATGGTTGGTTTACCTACAACACGCCCCAGATGTCATTGACAGCCGAGGCTATTGTGGGCAAGTACAACATTCGTTTCATGGCTACTCTGTTGGCTGACGAATCACCCTCACCATTGCGTAGGACTGACGGCTTTGATGTATGGACTAAGGAAATTCCCCGTGTCGGTCACAAGTTCGTCATGTTTGCCCGTGACTACCGCAAGTTACAGGAAGTTTACGAGAACCCTCGCCTCAAGGAGGCTGACAAGGTTAAGCAGATTGAAAAGACCCTTACACACGACATTCAAGACGCATATCTTGGTTGCAAGGATGTAATGGACTTTATCTGCCTTACCGCATTTTCTAATTGGGGTGTGGCACAGTTCAAACCCGAAATCAACAATCCGGGCGGTCGCTCATACGAGGTTGATTACAGCATGGAAGAGCAGAACAAGCTGGTTAGCGTATGCAACTGGACTACTGCAAATACCAAGGCTGGCAAGCTCATTCCTATTCTGTGGCTCTCTGCCCTTTGCTCTGATTTGCGTGACCGTGGTATTGAGCCGGGCGAAGTCCTTATGTCGCAAGACCTTTACACATGGTTGCGCATGGACTCCACCACTCGCTTGCTCGCTCATGGAACGGACAAACAGGCACAGGTCGTAACATCCTCGGAACTTTCCGCATTGCTTTCCGAAAACGAGATACCGCCTATCACGGTTATCAAGCGTAAGATGGGTGTGGATAAGGACGGCAAGCGCAACACCATACAGCCGTGGAATCCTAACTTTATCGCAATCAAACCCGCTGGTGTTATTGGTGAGATACAACCCGCCATTGAGGACAGTGA